CGACACCTGGCTCGTCGAATGGGAAGGCGAGTGCGGTGACAAGCTGCTGAGCGATGCCGACAAGATCGACGACAGGTATTTTGTCGAGTTTAACCGGATGGCACTTTTGCAGGTCGACCACGCGACCAGGTTGGCCGGCTACCGGCTCGGTAAGGAGGCCGGCTGGCTCAGCACGAACGAGATTCGTGTCCGCGAAAACATGCCAACAATCGGCGAGATCGGTGACATTTATTACGCTCCGGCGAACTGGATGCCAGTCGGCACCGACGACATCGCCGAGGAAGACAACCCAGGCCAGGACACAACCGCACCGGCAGCCGTGGCCACGCCGTCGATCGCCAGCCTTGAGTATATGGTTGGCCACAATGTCGACCGCAGTCTGACGATTGAATCGGACCGCGTGACCAAGCTGGCTGCCGCCGGTGGCAACTTCCTACAGGCCATCGACGACCACTATGCGACATGGGCCGCCCAGGCATCGCCCTGGTATCCCTCGGCCGCGGTGCCAGCACTGATCGCACACGCCGCCGAATCACAACGCCAACTGCTCGACGTGGCCGGAGCATCAACAGCCGGCACACTCGCCGGCAACGTAGCCGAACTGGTCAGCCGCTGGCCCGCCCGTGCCGAACAACTCACCGCCAAAATTCTGGAGCTTTCAAAATGACCGAAATCCTACTGTACGACGCCATTGGATCCGAGCCTGGACAAGCCCAGGACATCGTTCGCGAAATACGAACAGCGGAATCCGACATCGATATTCGGATCAACTCCGGCGGCGGGTCGGTGTTTGATGGCCTGGCGATTTACAACCAGTTGGCCCAGGCACCAGGCAACGTCACGATATACGTGGACGGAATCGCGGCGTCGATCGCGTCGATTATCGCAATGGCCGGCGATCGTATCGTGATGGCGGAAAATGCGTCACTGATGATCCACGACCCAATGGGACCGTCAGCCGCAGCATTTGGCCCGGCTGAACTGTTGCGACAGGCCGCCGACGAAACGCACCAGATGGCCAACCTGCTGGACAGAATCCGCGGCAACCTGGCCGACATTTACGCCGCACGATCTGGCCAGCCTGTGGCGACGATCAATGAATGGATGTCCGAAGAGACATGGTTTTCTGCCGAGGAAGCGACAGCCGCCGGCCTGGCTGATGAGGTGTTGTCAAACAAAGTCATCAAGGCCGACAAGAGGGTAAAAATTGCGGCCCGATGGGGTTCTGAGCAGTTGGCCGACATTCTTACCGCGTCAGCCAAGCAGGCCGACCAGGACCACGCACAGCGGCGTCTGCGGCTGGCTCACGCCAGGCTGCAATTGACAGACCTTGGATCGCTGCCATAAACTGACGACACAACTGAAGACGTCCGCGACTTCCTGAGGCAAGAGCCAGACGGCAGCCGGCGAGACGGCAGCAAACCGCAGAAGCGGCGAGTTTTGCCAGTAGTCATTTTAACCATGACTGCCAGCGAGGCACGCCGCTTTCGTCGTTCCTGTTGGCATTGAAACAGGACCGACAAATGTCTGACATTATTCAAAAGCTGATCGACGACCGACAAACACTGGTCAAGAATTCTCGGGACTTTCTGGAGCAGCACGAAGCCGATGGGCTGACGACCGACCAGGAAGCCCAGTTCGCCGCGATGCACGCCGACCAGGAAAAGCTGTCGGAGAAGATTACCGAGTTGCAGGCGGCCGCCGATCGCCGGGCTGACATGATCGCCCAGCAGGACGCCGCGGAAAAAGCACTCTCGCAAAACCTGACGACTTACGCCGACCGGATCACCGCCGCCGGTGGCATCAAAACGCCGGACGGCACGCGTCAGAAACTGGGACCACAGGAAGCCCAGGCGTTGGCGTTGCAAGGCTGGATGTTGCAGGCGTCTGGCCTCGACATCAACGACGAGCACCGCACCGCCGCGTTTCAAACGCACGCCGATCTGCGGAGCAAAGATTTCTCCGTCAAGCTCAACGCACGCGCTCCGAAGTGGCGCGACATCGAAGCCGCACAGGGAACCGGGTCGACCGGAGCCGGTGGTGCTCTGGTGCCGACAGGCTTCGTGCCCGAGCTGGAACAGGCACTTCTGGCGTTCGGTGGTGTGCGTGAATTGTCGCGAATCATTCGCACAGAGAGCGGCAATGATCTCGATTTTCCATCCGACAACGACACCACGAATTCCGGCGTATTGCTTGCTGAGAACACGGTAGATACGGAACAGGATGTGACGTTCGCCACCACGACGCTGAAGGCCTACAAGTACACATCGAAGATCGTCCGCGTCTCAATCGAACTGATGCAGGACTCGGCCTTAAATTTGCCGCAGATTCTCGGCGAGATTCTCGGCACGCGTCTGGCCCGTGGTCAAGCGACGGCCATCACTACTGGGACTGGTTCGTCCCAGCCGCAAGGTGTGGTCACAGGCTCCGCGCTCGGCGTGACAGCAGCGGCCGTCGCGGCCGTAACTATGGACGAATTGCTGTCACTCCAAAGCGCTTGCGACCGGAGCTACAGACGTAACGGCAAGTGGATGATGCACGACAGCACATTGTTGGCCGTCAAGAAGCTGAAAGACAGCGACGGTCAGTACTTGTGGCAGCCATCGTTGCAGGACGGCGCACCGGATCGATTGGCCGGCCAGGAAGTTGTGACGAATAACGACATGGCCGAACTCGCCACGGGCAACAAGACCGTGATCTATGGCGACTTCTCGAAGTTCCTGATCCGTGAAGTTCGCGACATCATCCTCGTCAACATGGTCGAAAGATATGCGGACTATCACCAAAGCGCATTTGTGGCACTCTTGCGCTTTGATAGCAGACTACTCGACGCCGGGACGAATCCCGTTTTGCACCTGATTCAGGCCTGATCCGTTTCGCCGCTAGTGGTCGCCCGGTGGTTTTCCCATGCCGCCGGGCGGCCGCGGGTCAGAGAGGGAAAGACCATGCGAATCCAAATGTTGCAGACATACGCCGGCATCAACTTTGCGCTGAATTCCGGCGAGCAATACGACGTCGATGACGACGACGCCAAACGCTACATCGCCGCCGGCGGGGCCATCGAGATCACCGCCGCGAAACCAGTCAAGAAACCAGCGAAGAAAAAGGCCGCCAGTGCTAAGCCAACACGCAAGTCTGACACGTAGCGTCGACCCGACAGCGGACCCGGTGCTGCGTTCGGAGATCAAGCACCACCTGCGTGTCGATGCGTCGAACATCGACGATGACGGGTACATCGACAGCCTGACCGCTGCGGCCACGGCACAGCTCGAACACGACGCCGATATATCGATCATGGCCCAGACCTGGCAACTGAGGCTTGACACATTCCCGACAGGAAACGAGGTGATCACACTCGACAGGCCGCCGGTGACCAGCGTCACGAGCGTGACCTATTACGACGGCGACGATGCCAGCCAGACGTTAGCCGGCAGCAATTACAGCGTCGACACATCGACCAGCCCAGGCCGCATCAAGCTGACGCTCAACAACACCTGGCCAACGACACGATCACAGCGACCCGCCGCGGTGCTGGTCACATTCGTGGCCGGCTTTTCGACGGTGCCGACGGCAGCCGCTCACGCCATTAAAATCCTCGTCTCGCACTGGTATGAGCATCGTGAGTCTGTGGTGTTCGGCCAGACGTTGCACGTCGTGCAAGCCTACTGGGGGCTCGTCGATCAACTCCGCTGGAGATCGCCCGTAGCATGACCTCAGGCCGATACAAAAACCGCGTGAGCATCCGCCGGCTGAAATCCACAGCCACACAGGACGCCCACGGACAGATCGACAACACGGACGCCGCAAACTGGGAAGAGGTCTGCTCAACCTGGGTCGGATGCGTCAGCCGTGGCGGCCGCGAATTCTGGAAAGTGGACAGGCTCGAGGCTGATGTCACGCACGTTTGGACATCGCGTTATTTTTCAACACTGGCCACAGCCACACCGGCGGATCGCCTAGTTGAAACAGATGGCACCGAGCACAACATCGTCAGCGTAATCGACATCGACAACGCCGGGGCCGTGATGGAAATTCAGACCAAACGGGCGGTGATGTAGTGGCGAAATTCCACGCAACACAGATAGGATTTTCGTCGACCCTGACGGGTGACAAGGCGCTTGATCGGCAACTGAGCCGGCTGGGCTACTCGGTCCAAAACAAACTGATTCGACAGGCCATGCTGGCGGCGTTGCGTGTTGTCACAAAGGCGATG